ATTCACGTATTCCCATTGGGATCTAGTATTTTGATTACAGCTATTAAATAACTGTCTGACTCTTGCTGCATTCTTATCTACTCTTTTAGCCATTATTTACCTTAAGTATAATCATTTATATCAAATTCATTAAAGACGTTATCTTCTATATCAGCCCAATCTTTCTGCCTTTTATAGCCAGCAACCTTTTTAGATCCACCAATCTGTCTATGATGGAAATCTACACCATCCATTCTATCTCTAACATCATCTTTCTTAGCTTTTCTATAGGTTGTCGGGTCAGGATATCCATTTCTTTTATATGTGCCTGCACCCCCCCAATGATCATCTAACCAAAAATCTTCTAAAAATATTTCCTTACGATCAGACAATGTTTTAGCATTAGAAAACTTCCTTAATGCTTCATGATCTTTTAAAAGAATATTAGAAGCCATTAAGAAGTCCTGGCCTTCTTTTGTTAGATACCTCTTCACGTCATAATCTTTATTATTTTTATCAGCTCTATCACGATGTCTAGCCATCCAACTAGGAGTTAATACTGTAGGCAATCTATCTTTTGCTCTATTTAGTCTAGTATAACCACCATCTTCTGGACCCGTCTGTAATTGATAGTATCCAGCTCCTCTAACTTCAGTTTTATCACTAGTCCCATTTTGATAATCATCATTTCTGTCGGTTTCTACAAAAGCTGTCATGTCTAAAAAATCAGAAACAGTCTCCCTTGTTATGCCAGTCATATCAATACCTTGAGCTGTATTGTAAGCTATCATTCCCGAGACTAATTGGTCCATACTTACTTCACGTTCATTGCTCATGCTAACATCCAATGCTTTGCTTTAGGTTTATGCCGATTCCACTCACCATCCCTATTCTTCTTTAAAGACTTAGGAGGATGCGCATACTTACATGAGTACGCTAATGCATCGATAGTATCATCATGTCCCATTCTAGGGCCAAAGGTAATTATTTCTTGTTGCAAATCGTAATGATCCTTTTTAATTTTAATTGTACCCACTGCAAACCTTTGTGCAAGGATCTCTTGAATCCTGTCACGCTTAGACATCCTATTGCCAGGCTTCTCTGCCGTATACTTGACAGTGAAGTCATTACGCCTTCGCATCTCTGCGTTAATCGCTTGAAAGACTGGCTTCGACATAGTAGTGTCCTCAATGCAAAAGAGGTTGGGGCTATAGATCTTATTATAGTCAAATATATAGTCAACAATCCCTTTTTTATCATCCCCGGGAATCCCGAGAACAGGAAGAGAACGCTTCCTGAGATAATCAAGTACGTAACAGTTGTTGTTAGCGTCAACGCCCAGAGCGAGTAACACACTAAAATCACTATCCCTACGAGTACTATCTGTAGCAGGGTCAACACCCACAAACACATTGATCGGGAGTTCATCACCTTCATCTGTTCTAACATACGAAATCCCCGTGTCTGCATCTCTGTGAAAGCTCCCATCCCATATCTTTATATGGTTCCTATTAAATATTGAGTCTTCTTCATTCTGAACTTCCATCATATATTCTTGATAGAACTTCTGCGGTACCCCATTGTCCGCATAAAACTTTTTCTTTCGCTCCATTTCCTTGTGACCAAACCATGAAGGCCATAAGGGTGTACCATCCTGCATTAATGCTTTGTGTGTGATTACATCCCACGAAAAGTGCTTCTCTTGCGTCTTCGCTTTATTATACCCATTAAGGATGTTGGTAATAAAAGCGTCGAAATGAACAGGCGTACCATTGATACGCAACCTACCAGTACTAGGCTCAAGAGCAGGAAACACAACAGCAGTAACAAGATTTGCAATCTTTGAACGTGCTTCCGGAGTCCCCGTGTTGTTTTCATCTTCAAAGTCATCAAGAACAATGAGGTCATAACGTTTATGTAGCTTAGCACCTCCGCGTATCCCAGAAAGGTTAGACTTACTAATGAGTTTGCAACCATTTTTAAGTTCGATATCATCTTCTGTCCATTTTCTCCCTTTAACATTGCCGAAATAATACGAAAACCTTTCGTTATATTCCAAATGATATTTTACATAATCTAAATTTGGTACTGAAATCTTACTTGATGCTGCAACCCAGCCATAGAATAAAGGCTCTTCTGTAAAGACAAAGTCATGTAATAGACTGCATTTAGTAAGCACAGTCTTTCCGTGACCACGTGGCAACACAACCGCCAGCTGCTTTATCGAATGGTCATTTAGCTTATCAGCTACAGTATAATGAAAGAATGGCGTCTCTGACCTCATAAAGTCATCAGGAAGAAACATCTTCCCGAATGCTATTAGATCGTTTTTCGCCAAAAGTAATTGCTCCTCCATCTGAGAAACATTATGCTTGTTTATGTTAGCCATTTAGTATTTCTCTTGAGGCGCCCCTGCACTAGCATTTCCATCTCGCTTGTCTTCATACCAACTAATAAACTCTTGAGGATCGTACATGCCATTCTTTAAAGAAGGACCAACATCATTACCATAATCAGACATTTTAGTAGCTAACGCAGTAGCCTGAACATTAAAATCGGTATAATTATTGTATCGATTCTTCTCATAAGACCAAGACTCCATAGGGTTGCGGCCCTCATAATCTGGAGTAGGATCGTTTAGATAGGCCTTTGCCATGCCATAATACTTATCAACTGCGCTTAAAGCCTCTTCTACTTTTGAGTTGTCAACTAAGTCCTCAATGTCAGGCTGTAAAATATTAGTGGTAGAGGCCTCAGCCTCTATAAAACTAGCCATTATTAAATCTTCTGGTTTCATTAGAATCCCTTTGTTATTTTAGCTTTATAGTCTACAGGGGCATCGCCAATACGATCATTGGTACTAAAATCTAATGAGTAATCACTATTGAACTTCATATTAATATTTAGCTTTAATCTATCATTAATGTTTTGAAAATGCTTTGGATCAAGCTTACCAGCTTTTAAGCTCTCTACTAGCATACTGCTTATCTGATCTTTAATATTAGTATCAACATTAACCTGATTTAGCCCAAACATATTATCCTCTGGGTTCACTGTGAAGTCATCTATTATCATATCTTCAATTTTACGTGCCATTACCTATCTCCTCTGGTCTTTTAGCAACATCTAACATATCATTAGAGAACCCTTTAAAGGCTCCAACAGATAACACTGTTGATTGCGTCCTTGTTTTATCTTCCATATCCATAATATCAGCCAGTTTAAAAAGGGCTTTAAGTCGAGTGTCATCTTTTTCAGATGAGAGAATAACCTCCTTGATTTGATTAAGAATAAACTTTTCGTCTATATCAAGCTCCTCTAAAACTGGCTTTAATTCTTCTTTCATCGCTGTCCTTATTCTTGTGGTTTTAACTAATTGTGCCGACTTAAACTTAGCATATCCAGGATCATTAGTAGGATATGCTTTAATATAGGCATCTTGAGCATTAAACCCTGATGCTAAGTATACAACGAAAATCTGTTCACACTTAGAAAGATTATCTCTCTGTATTAAGACATCATCTGAGAGCTTGCCGCCCCCAAATGAGTATATATTCAATCTTCGAGAAGTATCCATCTTTGAAGCTCCATAAGCAGGGAATGTCCCTGTACAGGTTCCAATATAGGCTACTTCTCGTCTCTTCCCCTTCTGACGCTTCATGATACCCTGGCGTAAGACCTCCAGGACACAATCATCATCAGCCTTGACCCAATCTCCGACCTCCCCTTCTCTCCAGTTCGACTGAACAATCAGTCCATCTGGAAGGGGGTCTTCAGAGTCAAATACTTTATGTTCTATACCGTTCACACGGTAAACTCTCATTTATGCAGCGGTCCAATATGCATATTCAATTAATATAAGGTGTGTACTGGAAGATAGCGCCTCTGCAACAACATCTGATTTGACTGGGAAAAAAGCCCACTCATTAGCTGCTATTCTCAATAAATCAACATTACCACCAAGTTCTACTGTTACTTGATTCGTAGTACTTGTTGTTCCGTCAGCCTGAAACCCGGTATGCTTTATATAAAGGTACTGATTAGCTGATCCCGAAGGTTTAAGTACCGTTGCCGTTCCTCCAGCAACCGCAATAGCGGTCTTAGATATACCAATCGCTGGGGGGCCTATAGTTAGACTCTTTGTTACTAATAAACTCAATGCATCTGTGGTCGCATCCGTACTAGTTAGTGTTAATGCTGCTGTTAATGTTGCCATTTATTTACCCTCTTTATAAGAATTTTTTGGATATTTATATTTAAATTGGTCTAAAGACTTAGTAGCTTTGCTACTTCGCTTAGAATGCTTCTCACCCGCCGGATGAGGTTTGCCGCTATGAGGTCATGTGTGGTAGCCCTTTTTCATCTATTCTTCTACGTCAGCCAAGACCTTCTTTGGCTTCTTTTTAGCAATTTTTACTGCAGGCTCTTTTACTTTTCCGCGTTCTTCATCAGCTATATAGCCATAAAGCTCTCTAAAGGACTCTCTCAAGCCTGAAAGCTCCTCAAACACGTCCTTCCTAAGTTTCTGTATCTCTTCATTTAAACTGTATCCGTCTAGACTAGGCATCTTCGTCCTCCGTTTCTAATTCTTTAAGTTCTTCAACCTGTGCATTTATCTGCGCAAGGCTATCCTCCATAGTATATACTCTATAGGTTAACTCCTCTATAGATCTAGTAAGTTCCCCTACTAATTGATGTACCTCGTATTGGTCCACAATGTTATCCTTTATTTTAACTGCTTAGTTCAATTCTTTTAGCAAACGCTTGTTTGCGTTAAGAAAGAATTATTAGACTCCTCAGAGTCTCTTAAGTCTCTCCATGGATATACCCCTGAGCGAATAACTCTCTAGTCTCTTCATCCCAGTAATCCTCTTGATCAATATCTCCATAATGGAAGGTAATCTCCTCAGTAAGTACCTCTTCTGAGATATACTCTACTTGCTCAGTCTCTTCATCATACTCAATTGTTAAAATGTATGTCTTCATAAGCACCTCCTAATTATACCCTATATATTATACCTTTTATACTTAATATGCAATAACTTTTTATTTCCTCTTAACTGCCTGTAAAACCAGGGACTTAATGCTTATTGTGGTCTGTCTACACAGTCCTCTAAAAAACCCGATGAGTAATCCAACCCTGCTCCTAAAGTCGCAGGGCAATAATGCATATGATCCACTGAGCAATAGTGGGGACAATCGTAAGTGATTTGTTGATCCATGCGCTTCATCGCCATACCCAGAACTGTAGCTACTAAAATTATAATTATATCCGCCCATGTCATAAAGGCCCCCTTTGTTGTATGTAAATTTATAAATAAAAAAGTTGTAAAGCAAACGGTTTCAAAAATTATAGCATTTGTATATAGGGGTAAAACTGACCACGTACCCGGGTGAGCAGGAGAATTACCTTCTGCCATTACGTTAGAAAGGATTCCAATGCAGATTGAAATCGGAGATGAAGTACGAGTAGCATGGACTATTAAGGGCAAGACTTATCCACCAGTACCAGCAAGATTAGATGCAGTGGATGATCTCGAAGGTGTGAAGGTTGCATCAATGACTCGCATCGGTAAGAAGCGAGAAGATGGTAGCTCTATCCACTACTACCTGACCGAAGCTGAGCTTAATGCAATGGTGCCAAGCACACATGCCGAGCAGTTCGTTACTATCAATTAGGAGGGGCCCTAACGGGCCTGAACCCTGGGCTATATATGTGTGAGTGTGTAGCCCTATGTTGTGTGTGCACATGATGTATTATAATAAACTTACACCAACCAAGGAGAGTAAATGAAAGTCTATCAACTATACGTAACAGAGTCAGA